ATGGGGGAATCCCCCGGTGGCCTGGGCAAAGAGGGCCGTTTTGAAGAGCGCCTCTGGGCTTCCCTGGTGGAGAACTGGCAAGAGCTCTACTGCATGTCAGCGGTCGAGCAGATCTTCTCCTACATCCTGGCCAGCAAAGAGGGCCCCACCCGAGGCCGCCCCCCACGTAATTGGTCCGTCTCTTTCCCCTCAGCCTTCACCGAGACTGACAAGGAAAAGGCTGACATCCGCTCTGCTCAAGCACAAATAGACAACACCTATGTCAGTCTCGGTGTGCTTAACGCCATCGAAGTACGCGAAGCTCGCTTCGGCGGTACAGACTTCAACACCGAAACCACGCTAAATCCTGCTGTAACCCAGCAGCTAATCGCTGCTGCGGACGCCTCGTTCGAGAGTCAGATGACGGGGTATCAGAACCAGCAGCCTCCGGAGGACCAACCCCCGCCCCCCGAGGACGGCGCCAAGACCGACGCTTTCGACCATTACGCGGCCCACGGCTTGCGAATCCGGGTTACCCACCGGGTAGACGACCTCTGCGCGGGCTATCTGGTAGGGCCTGACGGCCAGCGCACTGATTCCAGCCAGGCGGCCCCTATGGTGGTGTTCGGCCCTCACCGCGCCCGGGCCTATAAGCTGTACCGCGCCCGCTTCGACCGCGATGGTGAGCTGATCGATGGCCCCTATGCCACTGGTTTCGCGTCCCTCCGTGCCGCCAAGCTTGGAATCAGCCGCCTTTACCGCCAAAATGTGGCAGGGCTCTCCGCTATCCCCGAGAGCGAAATCGAATCGCTTCGTGCTGGATGGGAGGTGTACTGATGTCCGAAGTACGAGCAGCGGTTTATCTTGCTACTAAGGAGAGACTGGATAGGAAGAGACTTACAGCAGGCAAACTAAAGTGTAATCCCCCGAATCAACAGTGTGGTAACAGGTGCATTCCGCCTTCTTGGGATTGCCGCTTAAAAGGAGAGGGCCCTGACCCCCATTTACGCGCGGTACAGACTGACCCCCTTAAAGGACTAGCTTCTATAGAGCGTGGTACAAAGCGCTTGCTGAAAGGTGTCACAAAAGGTAGCTTCTCCGATCTCGAAGGCGGCAAAAAGGCGATTATTCGTGGTGCTGTGCAAATTGCCCCAGGTGACTTGCAGCAGAAACAGCGTCTAAAAGCACAGCTAGAAGCTCGTACTCGTACTATTGGTGTTGGCCTGGCTGTAGTTACAGGTGGCTTAGGAGCGCACGCTCTTCTTATGCGTTCAAACCCGCATAATTATCGCTACACTGTAGGCGCCAAGATTAACGAAGCAACCAGAGAAGGTGTCAATAAGATACTCGATGCAACTCCTTTACTCGGTCAGCAACGCTCTCGCAATAGATCTGCTGTAGAACAGCTAGTAGGTGAAACCGCGTATAGAGCCCGTACAGCGGAACTTCGCGGCCCCGGAGCACTTCAAGAGCAGCTAGAGCAGCTTGGCAAAGGTGGGGAAGCTCCACTTTCCGGTGTCTCTTTTGGTAAATCCGCCAATAGTCTAAATACAGCGCTACGTGACGTTGACGACCGTTTCACTAAAGGCGTCGATCGTGGTTTTAGCAGCACTGATTTCTTAAAGTGGAATAAGGCTCACAGAAAAGCATTCTGGTCTGTAGATGAACCTACGATTACTGATGGTCGTAATTCCAATATCTTCGCAAGACCTACTGCAGAAAGCTTTCTAACTAAGCAGTACAACCTCACAAATGACGAAGCTGCTACTCGTGGCACTATTGAAGCTGCTTTAATCGGACGGATTAACGAAGACAAACTGTCTTTGACTAGATTAGCCTCTCAGCAGGGCTTTAGAGTCAAGCGTACACCTGCTGGTAGCTATGTACTCAACAATGAAGACGTTCCGGCATTCGTCTCGCAACTGACCCGAACAAGCTTCGGTGCATCCCCGAGTGCGCAGGCACTTCGCGGCACTGTAGAGAAGCAGTTAATGGATACTTTGAGACTACCCTCTGACAAAGTCGCCTCTTCTATTTACAAAGATACAGTTAAAGGCTTCGATGATTACTATGACTCTGTTGCTAAGACGATGTCTAATATCAGCAGAGTCCCGACTATATCTGCTTTTGAAAATAGAATGGGTTATAGTAATATTATTCAGTCTGCAGATCAGTCTCGCGCTAATTACCTAGCCGGTGTTATGAACCTTCAGCGTAAGGTAGCTGGAGATGCACATGCTGAGCTTGTCAACCTCTCGTATTACTCAACTCGCGTAGCTGGTAAGTCTGATTCTACGTACTACGTATCTGAGCGCCTCGCACGCACAGCTGCATCTGAGATCGCTGGCCGCCCTGTTGACACCAATGAAGAGGCATACAGGTTGCTGACCACCCAATACGGCTTTACAGGAGCAACTAAGATTAAGCCAAAAGCAACTAAGGCAAAACCCACAGCTCCGACTCCGACTCCAAAAGCTCCCGATAAAAAGTCGAAGGTTACAACGAGCCTTAACGAGCGGATACAGGACATATTGGCTCGTAAGGGCAATGAGAATCTATCAAGGGAGGCCGCTCAGAATATTGCAGAGTCTGAAGAGAAGACTGATGGAATCGATAAATCGGCACATCACTTTCACGCAGATAGTACAGCATTAATTCGCACCGCTACTTACATAGCTACTCGTGATAGCTTAGTGAATGCAACTCCTTGAGCGCTACAACAAAGCCCTCATGACCACCGAGGACGGCACCATTCGCCTCCTCAACAACGTCCTCGATCGTTCGTTCAACCGCCTGGTTCGTCGCTCTCGGGCCCACATGCGCCTGGGCATGCGAGACCCGGCCCAGCGCAGTGTGCTGCTGCTTCAAGAATTCCGTGAGCTGGTCCCTGCTGTGCGCCCAAACAAGGTCGACGCCTACGACCGCCTCTTCCGGAATCTGGCTTCAGAAGCCTCACGCCTCGGGATCGTCTCTGCAGACAGCCTCACCGGTGAGCTCCTCCCCACTCGCCCCCGTGTGGATGTGTCCGTACCGATCGAGGCCACCGTGGCCGCCGCTTCCCAGGCCAAGGGCTACCTCCGTCGCCACGGTGAGCAGTTCGCCCAGACCTCCGCCGAGGTCGTTGCCCAGGGGATCGCTGAAGGTCGCCCCACAGATACCATGGTGCGGGATATGCGCGACCGTTTGTCTGTTGTGAAGTCCCGTGCTACGACAATTGTACGAACTGAAAGCATCCGTGCGTATTCAGATGCTGGAGACTATTACTACTCCGCACAGGGTATTGATCTTGTGATGTACTACGCTACTAGCGATGACCGTACCTGTCCTGTATGTCGTAACCGAGCAGGCCGTGTTTATAAGCGCACTGAATTGAAGTTACCTCTCCATCCACAGTGCCGCTGCGCTAAAGTTCCGTATGACCCTGAGTTGGCGGCCATAGACCCTGAATACGCCAACATCCCCTACAAGCATCGCCAGGAAGTAGAAAAACACAGCGGCATATCACTTAGCGACGACCTCACCAAAGCTGTATTTGAAGCCCGCACTCCCGTACCAGTGATCTGATTCAACTATCCAAATCCCCCGAGATCGTTAAACTGCCTCATCTTCATAGTCCCCGCCCACCATGGCGACCCTCACGAAAAAGCGGCCTGCTCCTCCGGAGGAAGAGTACGAAATGGAGGAGGGCCCTGACGATGAGGGCGAAATCCGTGAGAGCTCCGCTGGTCGCAAGCGCCGTCCGAAGCGCTCCATGGATGGCGACTGCTCCTGCGGGAAGCGCAAGGGCAAATGTGACGGAAGTTGCGGAAAAACCATGAAGGACGGTGGCATGTACAAGAAGCCCATGATGGATCGAGGTGACGCCCTGACCCCACAGGAGTACCTCGCTGCCTGCGACCTCGGGATCCAGGGCCAGCCACGCTCCTACATCCGAGCTCGCCTGGACTACGCTGAGCGCCTCGATCTCAAATGTGGCAATGGCGCTATTCCTGAAGGCAAAAAATGCACCAAGGGTCCTGCTACCAGGGTGCAAGGTAAGACAGGTAATACCAAAGCCACTGGAAAGCGTCAACCAGGACGTACTGCTAAATCTGTGGGCAAAGCCATCGGAGCTGTGAGCGCTCTCTCAACTGCTGCAAAAGCTGCTGGAGCAGTTAATGCCGCTCGACGTGGAAACATCGCTGGAGCTATCGGAGTAGGAATCCAAGCAGCGGGTCAAGCAAAAGCTACTCGGG